ATTTGTCGTGATTGACTACCGTGCATCATAGGACTGTAACCTTGCATTCTACCCATCTTCTTGGCAATTCTCGGCCCTTGTATCGAGGTGTCGCCTTGGTTAAATGTTTGCGTGTTGTAGGTTCTACGCTGGTCGTAATTACGGTTAGTGTTGTAAGTTCTGTTATTGTAAGTATTGCGATTGGTTACGCTGGGCATTCCGGGTGAACGTGGGTACCTATCATAATGACCTCCCGGCGAATAACCACCGCTTCCCGGCGAATACAAACCTCCGGTATCGTAACTGCCTCTACTACTTCGGGGCTGATAACGACCACTTGCGAAAAAGGGATTGTATCTACTACTCGAAGGAGATGCACTACCTTGCCGCCTACCATAAGCACGACTTCCAAGTCGATTGGCGTTCATGTTGCCGCCAGTGGAGTATCGGTTTGTCGTGTTTCGGTTTCTATTAGTATTAGGATTGTAAGACGAAGAGTAAGACCTTTGGGCACCCATGCCACCACCACCGCCTTGATTGTTTCCACGTTGAGAAGGCGGAGGGGGAGGAAGCATACCTTGCCGTTGACTACCGCCTCCACCTTGTCGTTGACCTCTATCCCAACCGCCGTCGATAACTTGCCCTCCACCTGTTGGCATTCGTCTGCCACCTGTTCTAGGACGACTCATTCCTTCACTCATTTGCCCACCTTCACCGGCTCTAACACCGGGCATACCTCCACCTAATGGACTCTCTTGCAATGGCCCACCGGGAATGCGAGTACCGCCGGTCGGCCCTGTCGTAGGAGGAAACAAGTCAGGTCTGGTAGGAGGGGCTTGCCCCGGATTGCCTTCATAAGGAATCCCCTGATAACCTTCCATGCCCGGCCCTCCATCAGGGAAATTTGGAGCCTGCAATGGATTTTTAGGTATTGGCATACCGGGCATAGACGGGCCGGGCGGCATCTGCCCCGGCATCATAGGAGGTCTATTGCCGGGGAGTGGAGAAGGCCGGTATCCACCAGAAGCTACATCGTAGTTGTTTTGCATTTCCATAGCCATAGCAGGGTTAGACTGCATACTTGTAGGCATACCCATTGGTGTTTGATAAAACATACCACCGGGCTGGTTTCCTCGACGACGACCTTGATTGTAATATTCGTTTGGCATATCCATGATTAGCTCATTTGGGTTAATGTTTCTTCATACCAGTTACCACCGTAGGCAACACATAACTTTGCTGTAGAGCCTCCACCAAATAACAAAACAATCTCGCCATCGACTGGACTAGTATTTAAATCTGTTGAGTCAGTTTCATCGCTAGTAACTACAGGTATTACAGTGTTAGCTGTTAACGTAACCGTAGATGCCGGTGCTGTTGAAAGCTGATTACTTAATCTACGTTGTCTGGAACCATGAGAAGGGTCTCTTGGTGCATTGCTTAATACTCCCATTACCACTGCCTCGCTCTTGGGCCATCGAAACTGTTTAACTCTACTCCCATAAACTCATAAGACCACGCTTGGTTGTCTGAGTTGTTTTGGAACTTGATAAAAATATCATGCCCCATAGCCCTTCTTCTTTCACTTTTATTCCGGCCCGCTGAAAACGTACCAGTAAAATCTGCACTACTCAAAGCATGTGCAGCCTGAGCAGTCTCGGCTCCATATATACCGAAAGTTATATCGCTACTTCCGGTACCTAAAGCCGCCTTCAACTCAGTCAGCATTAACTTAGGTCTTCCTTGTAACTGACAGGGGCCAAGATAAACATAGCTGTCTATTGCCGTGCCATCATCTGATTTAGATGGTGTGTCGTAATCAAACTTTCTTACGTACCCATCTTGACCGCCAAGGAGAACTGTTCGGTCAGATGCGGCATCTCCATCAAATGTATGGACACTGATTGGGTTATGGTCGTTATTTCCAAACTTATCCGGCCACCAGCTTTGGTTACGAACATCGTAGTAATAATTAGTTGTTGCTCCTCCTCCTAACGGAGTAAGAAAAACATATACACCACGCTCTCTGTCAGACCAAACCATACGCACTAATGTAGTATTAGCGTTGTATTGATTCATCCTGTCTTGGATTTGCTGCTCAGTTATATTGACTGGAGCTTGGCCCGGTTGCATACGATAGACACCACCACGACTTCCAAAGAAATACAAAACACCTTCTGGTGATTTGCAATACGGCCTACCAAACGGTGCACCAATGCTAGAACTAATAAGGTCAAAACGACCACCAGCCGCAGGGTCGCCAGTCATTTGCCAGATGCTGTGGTCGCCAAAGATAATAAGAATATCATCACTGTAAGGACACATTGCATTAACAATGTCTTGAGACTTACCAGCTTCTGCATTATTACCAGCTACAGCTTGGGTTTGAGTTGTAACTGAAGGCGAATAGTTCCAATTATTAGGGTCGCCTACTGCCGACATAAACCAGTTATGAGGGTCACTACTTATACCACTCATAACAATGCGGCCATTCCAAGACTCAATAAGCCTTGGCTCATTCCCGCTATCGACAGGAAGAGAACCTGACGATGCCGTCCATGTAGCTACAGTATTTGTAGAAGCAGTCCACTTTTTAACACTAGCACCATCAGCAAAGTAGACAGTACCAAACATCTCAGCACTAAAGACAGCAGGTACAGACGAAGACAACGCACCACTACCATTGGTAGCTGTAGTAAAGCCACTTGTTGTAACTTTAGCCACAGTACCATTAGTAACTGCATAATTGTAGACAGTACGCGCACCCACTTCTGATTGGTCAGAAGGGGTATCTCTACCTACCACTTGGCCGAGGTCTTGGACTTTGCCGTCCGCAGTTCTGGCGTTTACATACTTTGCTAACCCAGCACGCTGACCACCCCGTGAACGTCCTGTTCCGGGGTCGTAAGCTCTGACGTTCTGGCAATCAACCGTAGTACCACGAGGTTGCGTTTCATAACCCAGCGATTCAACGAGTCCTTTCGTCGGCCAAGGCATATCAAACCTTGTCCGATTACGACCCATTAGCTCAATGTACCGCCATTGTTAGCGAACACATTCCAAATTAAGTCGCTGCCTAATTGGGTGCTAATAAAACTAACGGTGTCACCAGCGTCAGCGCAGGTCATCTTGACGGTTTGTGTACCATCAATCGAACCAATTTTAGTTGCAATAGGGTCTCCACTTCCGTCCACGGCGGTATCACTATTTGCACCTGTAATTTCAAGGTTGTTTGTATCCTTGGCTTGTAGATTAACGGTGATAACAATGCCAGTACGTTTTGGGTTAGCCAAAATTCGTTTGCCACCATTGGTTGCACTTGTAGTGCTGACATTGCAAATGCCAAAGCTACGGTCAATTTCAATCGTTCCATTTGCACCGGGGTCTTCTATTTCCAATTCGGTTGTGGATTGAATCTGCTGTAAAATATTATGTCCACTCATTTAAGTTCTCCTATGAGCTTGTGAGGTGCAGGTCTACAACACCTGCGTTATTTCCAAGTAATTTAATGTAGGCAGCACCCTTTAGTTCAGCGGGTAACGGCCAAGCCTTTTCAACAGCTACTGTATCCTGCACAGCACCTGAGGCGTTCTTAAGTTCGTAGTAAGTCCCACCCTCTGTAGATGAAACATAGTAATTAAGTGTAGTTGTGGGGCTTGATGAATCGGGATGCAGAATCACTACACCTCCAGTGAAGCCCTTAAAAACGATAGGGTCAGAATCACCAATACTGGCCGCTACGGTAACTGATGTAATTACATCATTTTGTGGTGTGGTATACATGTTTCACCTATGGATTAACGTCTGAGTAATAACTGCCATTGTACTTAACAATGTCACCATTCATCGACCTGTTTTCTGCTTCTGAAATAGCTCGTCCATCACTACGGTCTGCGTTGTAACCAAGATACTCTGGACTTTGAAGAACCTTATCATAACTAATTGAAGCTGCAAGTCTTTGTTGAAATGCAGCATTATGTATTCCAGCATTGTTATCAATTCTAGATTCAGATATTGCTAAACAAGATTCCAATATTGTTTCGGCATGAGCCTCGCCACCCAATGGGTAAGGATTGCCGGTTGTTAACTTTCCGGGTAGGGCATGATAGCGATAAGAAAGGGTATACGCCGTATCAGGTGTAGGGTATAACATCAATTCAAATCGTTGCCCATTGGAGCCATCGCTTGTCTTTGGTCTTACTGCGTAGAGTTTTGGGTCAGATTTAACTGTTCCATAGTCTCTTTGCTTTAAGATTCTAATGCGATGCTCTCCCGTCAGTTCAATAGGGAACCACCTATTGTCAGTGGAAGCATATGTCATGATTCCTATCATGCCACCAAAGTTAGCAGAAAGCTGATAAGTATCAGTGCCAGCTACGGTCGTGAGAGTCGTAGTAGGCTCCATAAAACTCCACTTGTGGCTTAACCTAGCTCCCATCACCGGCGTGGGATGGTAGAACTGACGTAACCCGGAATTTATTATCTCATCAATTTGAGCTAACTCATCAGTAGACCAATTAGATGAATCACGTTCACCTAGATAATGCCAACCTACTTCTTTGCGAAGCTGAGTTAAGTTAATTGATAGAGTTGATTCTGTACTTGTATCAGCAGGACTTCCGATAGTCTTAATATTAAAACTAACGGGAATTGCATTCGTGTGAGTAAATAGAAGACCTACAACTGCGGCATTCATTTCCGCTGCTGTAAGGTTGACGCTGTATTGGCCGTTACCTTCTTCTGCAATTGAACCTGCAATGCTGGCTTGAGTGCCACCATCTTTGGTTATATATTTTCCAATTGCACTAGCAACACCCGTCAAGGCAGCACCAGTAGTCTTGTTTACAAGACCAAAGGTAAACCCTGTTACAGCTTCGTTTCTAACAAAACTCATTTAGTAGCAACTTTCTTTTTGACCGCAGCCTTACTTTGGCTTTTAG